GTTAGATGCTGTGGAAGGAGGTGATTAGCCTTGGAGATTATCTTTTCAAATAAACAAAAAGACGTCATTAGACGCCCTTTTAACTACGAATTAGAGGTCAACGAGGGCACTTGACCCCTCGTAGCGGAAAGACCACAGCTGGGCATTTTCGTTATGCTAGGTATCTGATTGAGTCAGAAGATGAAAATCACCTTGTGACTGCTTATAATCAAGAACAAGCTTATCGTTTGTTTATCGACGGCGATGGTACGGGTTTGATGCATATATTTGACGGTAACTGCGAAATAAAACACGATGAGCGTGGAGATCACTTGTTAATCATGACTCCAAAAGGCAATAAGCGTGTTTATTATAAAGGTGGCGGTAAGGTTAATAGCGTTGGTGCTATTACAGGTATGTCTTTAGGATCAGTAGTATTCTGCGAGATTAACTTACTGCACATGGATTTTATCCAGGAGTGTTTTAGGCGTACTTGGGCGGCTACGCTACGTTATCATCTAGCAGATTTAAATCCACCAGCACCTCAACATCCAGTAATTAAAGATGTCTTTGATGTTCAGAACACGAGGTGGACGCATTGGACCATGGATGATAACCCAATACTAACAGCAGAGCGTAAACAAAACATTATCAACAGTCTTAAAAAAAATCCATATCTATACAAACGAGATGTACTCGGGCAGCGGGTCATGCCTCAGGGGGTTATTTATGGTCTTTTTGACACGGAAAAAAATGTTCTAGGCACTTTGATTGGCGAACCAGTAGAGATGTATTTCTGTGCGGATGGGGGTCAATCAGATGCCACCTCTATGTCTTGTAATATCGTAACAAGAGTTAGAGATAACGGTAGGATAAACTTCAGACTTAATCGTGTAGCTCACTACTACCACAGCGGAGCTGACACTGGTCAAGTAAAAGCTATGTCAACCTACGCTTTAGAGTTAAAAGTTTTTATAGACTGGTGCGTTAAAAAGTATCAGATGCGCTATACAGAGGTATTTGTGGATCCTGCCTGTAAATCTTTGAGAGAGGAGCTGCATAAGTTAGGAGTATTTACTCTGGGAGCTCCGAACAATTCTAAAGATGTATCTAGCAAAGCCAAAGGCATTGAGGTCGGTATCGAACGCGGCCAAAACATTATCTCAGATGGCGCTTTTTATCTCGTTAATCATAGTGAGGAAGAGTATGACCATTACCACTTTTTGAAAGAGATAGGGTTGTATAGTCGTGACGACAATGGCAAACCTATTGATAAAGATAACCATGCCATGGACGAGTTTAGATACAGCATCAACGTGTTTGTGCATCGGTATTACAACTAAAGGAGTTGCTTACATGGGAGTAATCCAAAAAATAAAAAATCTTTTTACAAGGAGTAAATACGTGATGACAACGCAGAGTCTTACAAATATAACTGATCATCCTAAGATAGCTATCAGTCAACCAGAGTACGATCGTATAACAACCAATCTAAAATACTATAAGAGTGACTGGGATAGTGTCTTATATCTAAACACCGATGGCGAGACTAAAAAAAGGGGCCTTAACCACTTACCAATTGCTCGTACAGCTGCCAAAAAGATTGCCAGTCTTGTCTTTAATGAGCAGGCAGAGATTAAGGTTGATGATGATGTAGCTAACAAATTTATTAGTGAGACACTAAAAAACGATCGCTTTAATAAAAACTTTGAGCGATATCTCGAGAGCTGCCTAGCTTTGGGTGGCTTAGCCATGAGGCCTTATGTGGATGGTGACAAAGTTAGAGTGGCATTTGTTCAAGCGCCTGTTTTTTTGCCACTACAGAGCAACACGCAGGATGTTTCAAGCGCTGCTATTGTTATTAAGTCCGTTAAGACAATCAACGGCAAAGAGGTCTATTATACCTTGATAGAGTTCCACGAATGGCGCAGCTCTGATGATTATGTTATCTCAAATGAGCTATATCGCTCGGATGATAACGCCAAAGTAGGTAGCCGAGTACCGTTATCTGAGGTATACGAGGACTTAAAAGACGAGGCTAAAGTTACAGATGTGACTAGGCCTATCTTTACTTATCTCAAGACCCCTGGAATGAATAACAAGGATATTAATAGCCCTCTAGGCTTGTCAATCTTTGATAATGCTAAGACAACGATTGACTTTATCAATATGACCTATGACGAATTTATGTGGGAAGTTAAGATGGGTCAACGTCGAGTTGCTGTGCCAGAGAGCTTGACTGCTTTAACTGTTCGTACCGCTGATGGCGATGTTATTCCGAGGCCTCGCTTCGAGCCTGATCAAAACGTTTATATCCGTATGGGCGGCAGGGATTTAGACTCAAGCGCAATACAGGACCTAACAACCCCTATTAGAGCTGATGACTATATCAAGGCTATCAACGAGGGCTTGTCGTTGTTTGAAATGCAAATAGGCGTATCCGATGGGTTATTTAGTTTTGATGGCAAAAGCATGAAGACTGCAACAGAAATCGTCTCTGAAAACTCAGACACCTACCAAATGCGTAACAGTATTGTTACTTTAGTAGAGCAATCGCTAAAAGAGTTAGTTATCTCTATTTTTGAGATTGCTAAAGCTTATGATTTGTACCAAAGCGAAGTTCCAAGCATGGATAACATCAGCATAAGTCTTGATGACGGTGTTTTTACAGATCGAGACGCTGAGTTAGACTACTGGATAAAAGTTGTTAATGCTGGCTTTGGCACTCGTGAGATGGCCATCCAAAAAGTGCTAAACGTGACAGAGGAAAAAGCCCAAGAAATAGCTGCAGAAATTAATACTGGAATCGTTGACGAAATCAATCAACAGCGCACTGATACACATTTATACGGAGAGTGATTAGATGAAAAAGAAGCCTATTAAGTTAAATGACGAACAGCTTCTTTTGGAAGCTAGTCAGTTATCTGATATGTATCATCAGCTGACTCTTGATTTATTTGATCAAGTGATTGAGAGGATAAAAGCCAGAGGCTCAGCGAGCTTAGCCGATAATCCTTATCTTTGGCAAGCTAATAAGTTACATGACGTTGGACTGCTTAATGCAGATAACATCAAGCTTATTGCAAAGTATTCTGGCATTGCGGAAGCTCAACTTCGCTATATTATCAAGAATGAAGGATTTAAAATTTATAAAAACACGTCTGAGCAGCTAGAAGAGGCTCTAGGTAGAGAGTCTGGGGTAAACAGTACTATCCAAGACGACCTATCTAACTATGCTAGACAAGCTATTGATGATGTGCATAATTTGACTAACACCACCTTGCCATTTAGTGTTATAGGAGCTTATCAAGGGATAATCCAAGACGCTGTTGCTGGTGTGGTGACAGGCTTAAAAACGCCTGACCAAGCTATCAATCAAACTGTGATTAAATGGTTTAAAAAGGGGTTTTATGGTTTTACAGATAAAGCTGGGAGAAAGTGGAGAGCAGACTCTTATGCTCGTACCGTTATCAATACTACGACTTGGCGAGTCTTTAACGAAGCCAAAGAAGCCCCTGCTAGGGAGTTTGGCATTGATACCTTCTATTACTCAAAAAAAGCTACAGCTAGAGAGATGTGTGCACCTTTGCAACATCAAATTGTCACTACTGGCGAAGCGAGAGAAGAAGGAGGGATAAAAATCTTAGCTTTATCTGATTACGGGCATGGTGAGCCTGATGGATGCTTGGGAATCAACTGCAAGCACACTAAAACGCCGTTTGTCGTCGGTGTGAATAGTAAGCCAGAATTGCCAGAGCATCTAAAAAATATCACTCCTGCACAAGCTAAAGCTAATGCGAATGCGCAAGCTAAGCAGAGGGCAATCGAGAGATCAATACGTAAGAGTAAAGAGTTACTGCACGTTGCGAAGCAATTGGGTGATAAAGAGTTGATTAGGCAATATCAATCGGATGTTAGAAGTAAACAAGATGCACTCAATTATCTGATAAACAACAATGCCTTTTTACATCGCAATCAAGCCAGAGAAAAGCGTTACAATAATCCTTATACCAAAACTCAAAGTGAAGTCGAAGTTAGAAAAGAAAAAGCTAAATTGGATAAACGTAGGGATGTTGAAAGTGCTATAATAGGAGTAGAAGCTAGTGAAGGGATACCGCTAAAAATAACAAAGCATTTAGCCGAAAGGGCGGTACTGAGAAATATAGCGCCTATTGATATTGTCGATTCTATAAAAGAACCGTTGAAGATAGCTCCTATTAAGTACGATAACCTTGATAGACCTTCCCAGAAATACATTGGTAAGTGTGTCTCGACAGTAATAAACCCGATAGACGGAAATATTGTTACAGTTCATGCTACTAGCACGAGAATCCGCAAAAAATATGGAGGAAATTGATGAAATTAAAAAGTATTTTAAATGATAGTCAAATCGATTTTGTCAAAAATGAACTTCCGGGATTACCTGTGGATATAGATGTTAATTCCGAAAAGTATGATGTTTTTTGTGAAGGTATAGAGACTTACTACCAGACAGAAAGCTTTGATGAAAAGTACAATATAACAGCTAAAGGGAAACTAGCTGAGAGTATTATTGATTTACTGACTGATAAAGGTTATTGGTGACTAGTACACCAAACTACGACTTATTAAATCTAGAGCATTTAGCTAAAAGCTAGGTGCTTTTTTGTACTTAAAAAATAGGAGGGAACATGAATAAACGCATTAAGAAAAAACGTAAACTAGAAACAGCAGTTGTGATGCTTGTTGCAGAAAATGCCATGCAGGTTGAAGCAATTAAAAATCAAAACAAACAAATCATGGAGCTAAAATCAATCGTTCAACGAAACGCTCTGGCAACAAACGAAGAGTTAGCGACTGTTAAAGCTGCTACTTTAGATAACCAATCAGTTATCAAGGCAATTGGTGACACGGTTGACTATATTAAGAAAAACTACAAACGGAAGTGGGGGAAATAAAGTTTAACCGTGTCGAATTCGACCCCTTTAGAAATCAAAGTCGTAGCAATACGGCTTTTTATTATGCCTTTATCCGCAGGCGTTAAAGAACGGAAATCAGCGACCTATCGCATTTATAGGAGGGAATGCACATGGAAAATGTGACAAACGAAAATGTCGACCAAGAGACTACTGACTTGGAAAATAATCAACAAGAAGATAAAGCATTTACACAAGATGATCTCAACCGAGTGGGAACTAAAGAGCATTCTAAAGGCTATAACAAAGCAGTTAAAGACTTGGGTTTTGATGATGTAGAGTCTGCCAAGGATGCACTAAAAGCCTTCCAAGAGTGGCAAGAGTCACAAAGAAGCGAGTCAGAAAAACAAACAGAAATCTTGAATGCTAAAGACAAAGAGCTTGAGGAAGCTCGGGCAAACAATAAGGCTCTTAATGCAAAGCTAGCAGCAATGTCTTTAGGTGTGAACGCTGAATCTATTGATGATGTGATTGCACTATCTGAGCGTCTTGTCACTGACGAGACAAGCATAGAGGATGCAATCAAAACGGTTTTGGGTAAGTATCCTCACTTTGGCCAAACAAAGGATAAAGCTCCCAAAATCACAGTGGCAGGCAACCCGTCTGCTGATAACGGACAAGGTTCGGTGTCTAAGGAAGACTTTGCAAAGATGTCTTACCAAGAAAAACTGGACCTAAAACTAAAAATAAGAATCTTTATGACCAATTGAAAGGAAATTAAAAAATGGCAGTAGGAACAACTAAAATGGCACAAATGCTAGACCCTGAGGTTCTAGCGGATATGATTGACGCAGAGGTAGGGAAAGCGATTCGCTTTGCTCCTCTTGCTGAAGTAGATACAACTTTAGAAGGACAACCAGGTACAACTTTAACAGTGCCTAAATGGGATTACATTGGTGACGCAGAAGATGTTGCCGAGGGTGAAGCTATCCCAATGACTCAACTTGGCTTCAAAAAGACTACTATGACCATTAAAAAAGCCGGAAAAGGTGTAGAAATCACTGACGAAGCTATCTTATCTGGGTATGGGGATCCTGTAGGTCAGGCAGCAAAGCAAATCGTTGAGGCTATTGACCACAAAGTCGATGCAGACGTGCTTGACGCGTTAAGTAAATCGACTCAAACTGTGGAAGCTACTGCTACGGTTGATGGTGTATCTAAAGCGCTAGATATTTTTAATGACGAAGATGACGCAGAGACAGTCATTGTCATGAATCCGGCGGATGCCTCTACCCTACGTTTAGATGCCGCGAAGGAGTGGTTAGGTGCTACCGAGGTTGGAGCAAATCGTGTTGTCTCTGGTGTTTATGGTGAAGTTTTAGGGGTACAAATTGTGCGTTCTCGCAAATGCCCTAAAGGAACTGCCTACATGGTTCGCAAAGGTGCACTACGTATCATGCTTAAACGTAACACAATGGTTGAAACAGACCGAGATATCACAAAAGCGATTAATCAAATCGTAGCTAATAAGCATTATGGTGTTTATCTTTATAAGGCAGAAAAAGCCGTCAAAATTACACTTAAAGATGCCGCAAAAAAGTAGCTAAGGCTAAGGCTGCCAAGAGAGAGGAAGATGACGCTCTCGAGTCTTAGCCGATGGAGGTGGTTATTATCGCTTTTTTAACGCAAAAAGAATTTGAAGATTTGGGTTTTGACGAGGTAGAATATTTTGAAAAAATGGAAAAACGTGCTAGCCACGCTGTCAATCTTTACTGTCGTAATCGCTATGATTACAAAGATTTAAAAAAGAAATAGCCCTAGTGCAAAAGGCTGTAAAGCGGGCAATCGCTTATCAGATAGCATATTTAAATGACTCAGGAGTAATGACAGCAGAGGATAAACAATCCTTTGCTGGAATATCTCTAGGACGGACAAGTATTAGCTACACTGTCGGGCATGGCCAAGGCAGCCAACAAAAAACTCTGGCAGACAGGTTTAATCTCTGTCTAGATGCAGAGAATGAGTTACTAGCTGTTGGGTTGGGATATACGGGTATTAGCTATGATCGATAAAAGACTGCTTATTGACGAACTGCAGGTAAAACTTGTCAAAGATAAAGGTGATTATGGAGGGTTTGTCTATGACGAACCTTTTACACTCTCTCCAGTTAGGTTTGACCGTAATCTTGCAACCGCAGGTAAAGATAATGCAAGGCAAGAGACTAAACCGTCGGTTATCTTTATTTATCCTAAATACTGTAAGACAGTAGCCGATAGGTCATGGGTTGATGCTGTTGTCATTGATGGTGATACTGAGTACACCGTTGATAAAGTGATACCAGTCTACCACCCACTAACAAACAAAATTTTTGTTTTGAAGTGGAGGTTATCTAATGGCTAAGGTAGTGGTAGAGTTGGGAGGCATCAAGCGTAAAGTATCTCCGCAAGCATTAGCTAAAGGAAAGCTCATCATGAACAATCAAGTCATGATGTCCATGAACCCTTATGTTCCTTACAGAGACGGAGCTTTGAGAGGAAGCTCGAGAGCTAACAGTGTAGGTGTAACGTGGAGCGGACCACACGCCAGAGCCCAGTTTTATGGTGGTGCTTACAACAAGTACAAGTCCTTTAAATTTAAAAAGTACACAACACCAGGTACAGGCAAACGTTGGGATAAACGTGCGTTAGCTAATGCAACAATTGTCAAGGATTGGGAAAAATCCTTACTGAGAGGAATGGGATTTAAATGACAAATGACTTTGCAACTGTTTTGAGGCAATTTGTCGAAGGATTAGACTTAGGCATAAAGCCTAGACTTGACTATCTAACAAGACAAGAAGACCTAGCCATTTATCCAATGCCAGGAGGTAAGGTAAATAACGAGTACATGGACGGTACTCGAGAGATAAGCCTGCCTTTTGAGATTGCAATCAAAACTAAAAATCAGGAGTTAGCAAGCACTGTGATGTGGACTATTAACAGTGCTTTGTCTAACTTTGACTTAAAATTACCAAGTCTTAATCATTCGTACACATTTATTAGCCTTGATGTCGAAAAGCCGTTTTTAAATGACTTAAGCGATCAAGGTTTTTATATTTATGTGCTGGATATTACAGCACACCTAGAAATAGAAGGGAAAAACTAATGGCAAGACAAAAGAACGCCTTACGCGGGCATTTTATCGCACCTTATAACGCTGGAGTAGAGCCTGAAGCAAAAGGTTCTGAATGGATGGAAATCGCAAAATGGATTAAGGACATTTCTGATGATACCGACGAAAAAACCGAAGATGAAGCGTATTATGACGGTGACGGAACCGAAGAAACAACTGTAGTTGGTGTCAAAGGCGCATATACGTTTGAAGGGACTTATGACCCGGAAGATAAGGCGCAAAAGCACATTGCGGATATGAAGTATAAAACAGGAGAGGGCCGAAAGGTTTGGCACAAGGTTGTTGCATCAGATAACAAAAAACAATGGATAGGCCTGTCTACGGTTTCCGAGATTATTGCAGGTTCTGGTGCTGCAGCCGATTTTGAAGCCTTTAGTTGTAAGATTACTTATAACTCATTGCCAAAAGAAAGTGTCCCAAGTGAGGTTTTATAAGGTTGGGCTAACTGCTCAACCTTATATTTTTTAAGGAGGAATTATGTCTGAAATTGTAGTTGACCTAAAGCGCACGGGTTTTCCGGTCAAAATTGGTCAGGTAGAGCTTTGGTTTGATACAAGTCAAGAGCGATTGATTGAGTTTTTTGATATTGAGACCGAAGTAAAACGTCGCCTCAATGAATATGAAAAACAGGTTATCGAAGCCAACTTAGACAACGAAATTGAAGATAAAGGAGTTACGAAAGATGTTGCCCAAAGTGCTTTAGATTTGGAAGCTAAATACTTAGAAATCAATTATGATCTACTATTCGGAGAAGGTACATTTGCACAGCTCTACGCGGAGTATCCCGACAAAGAAGCACTCGAGAATACTCTGGAAATTGTTTGCAGGGAAATTGAGGTCAAACTCAAAGAGTTAGCTATCGAAAGAGAAAAAATCGTTAAGCAGAAAATGAAAAAGTACAAAAAGGGGTAGCCTATGAAACTAAACGATCCATTAGTAGAGTCGTTTGAGTTTAGAGGTGAAATTTACTCCATTAATTTGAGTTTTAACAAGGTTTTAGATGTATTTGACGTTATTGATGATGACTTTTTAAATGAGGCGGAAAAGTGTTTTTTGTGCCTTGATATTTTGCTAGATAGAACAGATTTACCTTTTTCCTATGCTGTGGACCTTTGGATTCATATCAAAAAAAATTATATTGATACGAAAAAGTCTGAGAAGCCTCAGCTTGACATCAAAGGGAATCCGATGCCTGTAGTAAAAGAAAAAGAGGATAACGAAAAAGTCATTGATTTAAGATTGGACGCTGAGTTTATCTATGCGAGTTTTAGGCAAGCCTACCAAATCAATCTTTTAAAAGAGCAAAACAGATTGTCTTGGATTGAATTCAAGGCTCTTTTAAATGCTCTTCCAGACGATACTGTCATGCAGCGTATCATAGCCATTAGACAGTGGGAAGATGATGGTGAAGGCAGTAAAAAATACAGAGATAACATGCGTAAGCTAAAGGCTAAGTACAGTTTAGATGAAGGAGAGGAAGAGGACGATGGCAGCTGATGGTAAGGTAACGATACTTATTGACGTTGATGGTAAGCAGGTAAAGGTACTCAATAGTGAGTTAGATAAAGTTGCCAAGCACGGTGACAAAGGCAGCTCCTCTCTTAAAAAATTTGCGGTTGGTGCAGGAGTCTTTAAATTAGCTTCGGCTGCAGTTGATTTGGTTAGTCAATCTCTTGGCAAGGCTATCACAAGATTTGACACGCTTGAAAAATATCCAAGGGTCATGAAAGCTATGGGGCATAGCGCTGAGGATGTTGCTAGATCAACTGATAAGTTAGCGAACGGAATTGATGGACTACCAACAACTTTAGACGAGGTTGTCGGAACCGCTCAACGTTTGACCTCTATTACTAAGGATATCAATAAATCAACTAATCTCACACTAGCATTAAATAATGCCTTTTTAGCTTCAGGAGCTTCATCAGAGGCTGCAAGCCGAGGGCTGGAGCAATATGCCCAAATGCTATCAGCTGGTAAGGTTGATATGCAAGCTTGGAAAACCCTCCAAGAAACAATGCCTTATGCCTTACAACAAACTGCGGAAGCTTTTGGATTTGCAGGGGCATCGGCTCAAAAGGATTTTTATGAGGCGTTAAAAAACGGGCAAATAACATTTGACCAATTTTCTAATAAGTTGATTGAGTTAAATGATGGTGTCGGCGGTTTTGCAGAACTAGCCAAAGAAAATAGTAAAGGGATTGAAACCTCTTTTAACAACATCAAGAACGCTATTGCAAAAGGTGTGGCCAATAGCATTAAGGCTTTGGATGATTTGTCTAAGGCTGCAACAGGTAAGGGCATAGCTGATCATTTTGATAGTTTGAAAGTTGTTATCAATGCCTCTTTTAGCGCCATCAATGCAAGTATTAAAGCTAGTACACCGCTATTTAAACTTTTGTTTAGTGTTATTGGTGCTGGAATATCAGTCGTCAAAGCTCTGTCGCCTGCCTTAGTTGGTGTAGCATCTGGTCTAGCTGCCATGAGGGCAGTTAATGAGACTATAACAATGATTAAAGCGCTAAATAGAGCTTGGGTTATGGCATCTGCATCAATGAGTATTGGAGCAACAACCATTAAGACTGTGACTGCGGTACAAGCGGTAAGTACCACGATGACTAAAGCAGATATGGTTGCAAGACTATCTCAGTTAGGTGTCTTAAAAGCCAGTACCGTGATTTATGGTGTTATGACAGGCGCTATCAGTTTATCTACTGCTGCAACCATAGCCAGTACTGCTGCGGTAACTGCGTTAAAAGCAGCACTTGTAGCCTTAACAGGTCCCGTTGGTTGGGTAGTTGGAGCTATCGGTGCTTTAGTTGCTGTCGGAGTAAGCTTATGGTCATGGCTAACTAAAGAGTCAGACGAGACCAAAAAGCTGAAAAAAGAGCAGGAGGGGCTAGTCGAAAGCAACAAACAGCTAAGAGATTCTGTCCGTGAGGGCGTGCAAGAGCGTAAGAAGGGCCTTGAGTCCGTCAAAGAGAGCACTGCAGCTCATCAAAAATTAGCTGACGAAATCATTAAGTTAGCCGCCAAAGAAAACAAAACTGCAGGCGAAAAACAAAACTTAAAAAATAAGATTGATCAGCTTAATGGGTCTATTGATGGCTTAAACTTGGCCTATGACAAAAACTCCAATTCTCTTTCTCACAATGCAGATCAAATTAAGTCACGCATTAGTGCCATGGAAGCAGAAAGCACATGGCAAACAGCACAACAAAATCTGTTAAATATTGAACAGAAACGTAGCGAGGTTAGCAAAAAGCTAGCTGAAAATGCTGATTTGCGTAAAAAGTGGAATGAAGAAGCTAACGTCTCCGATTCCGTCCGAAAAGAAAAGATTGCAGAACTCACAGAAGAAGAAGCTAAACTTAAAAATATGCAGACTCAACTGCAGGAGGAGTATAACAAGACATCAGCTACTCAACAAGCTGCTGCAGACGCTATGGCTGCCGCTGAAGAATCAGGATCAGCAAGACAGGTTATAGCGTACGAAAATATGTCAGAAGCTCAACGAACTGCCATAGACAATATGCGCACTAAGTACTCTGAACTTTTAGAGACAACGACATCTATTTTTGATGCTATAGAACAAAAGACGGCATTATCAGTAGATCAAATGAATACCAACCTTGAAAAAAATAGAGCTGCTACTGAACAGTGGGCTACTAATTTGGAGATTTTGGCTCAGCGTGGTGTGGATCAAGGTATTTTGGAGCAACTAAGACGCATGGGTCCTGAAGGAGCCACACAGACGCAAGTTTTTGTGGATGCAACAGATGCCGAGCTAGCACCCTTGCAGGAAAACTTTAGAGCAGCCACAGAAACTGCTAAAAATGCAATGGGGAGCGTTTTAGACTCAGCAGGTGTGGAAATGCCAGAAAAAGTTAAAGGGATGGTCACTAATGTTTCTACGGGATTACAGGCGGAACTGCAAGCTGCTAACTTTGCTCAACTTGGCCAAGAAATCCCTAATGGGGTTTCTCAAGGTATAAGTCAAGGGGCAGGTAAAGCAAGTGACGCAAGTGTCAAAATGGGTCAAGAAGTTAAACGCTCTTTTCAAGGAGAGTTGGGTATCCACTCGCCATCGCGAGTATTTACTGAGTACGGTGGCCATATTACTGATGGCTTGAGTAATGGTGTGACAAATGGAACGTCAAAAGTTATGCAAACCATGCAGAGCTTGGCTCAACAGATGTCTCAAAAAGGACAGCAGATTGTTAATGACATGCGTAGCAAGTCGAACCAAATCACAGATGCTTTTAGCACGATGAGTGGTCCAATGCACTCTCATGGTGTTAATGCCATGCAAGGTTTGGCCAATGGTATTTATGCAGGGTCGGGGGCAGCTTTAGCGGCAGCTCAAAGCATTGCGGCACGTATCACCGCAACAATTCAAAGTGCCTTAGATATCCACTCGCCATCTCGTGTTATGAGGGATGAGGTTGGACGTCTTATCCCTCAGGGTATCGCTGTAGGTATTGATGCGGATAGAAAAGTCATTGACTCATCTATGCAAAAGCTAAAAGAGTCAATGACGATTAATGCGACTCCAGAAATAGCCTCTGGATTTGGCGGAGGAGTTGCGGGGATTGCTAATCAGACCACAAATAACTCAAATAACAGTTTTACCCTTAATGTCAAGGTTGATGAATCCGACGGTAATAGCCGCGAGAAATATCAACGCTTATTCAGAGAATTTAGCTGGTATATTCAACAACAACAAGGAAGGTTAGGTGATGTTAAATGACAGCTTTTATCAAGTTTGATGGTAAAAAATCTTCAGATTTTGATTTGAGAATTATTAATGACGTTGAGCATGACTCGTCCTTTTACGATGTTGATCAAGTTAAGGTACCTGGTCGTGATGGTGTGGTTTTAAAGGACAATAAAAGGCTTGAGGCTATTGAACGGTCTTACCCTTTACGTCTATACAGCAAAAGACGACTCACCGAAGTAGAAACTGACATAAGCAATTGGCTGAATGTAAAAGGTTGGAAAGACTTAGAGTTGTCATGGGAGCCTGATTATATCTATAAAGCAACACATATCACCCCTTTTAGCATAAAGGAGGTTTTAAGGAATTTCGGCAGACTGAAAATCAACTTCTTAATCCACCCTATCAAATATTTAAAAACAGGTAAGCAAGAGGTGCCTCTCGTTAATGGCGGTACTCTACAAAATCCCGGCAATGTTCAAGCTAAACCTATCCTAAAAATCAAAGGCACAGGCAATGGTGTTTTAACCATTAATGGCTTTAAGACAGGGCTGGAAAATGTGCAAGGAGAACTCGTCATAGATATGGAGAGGCATCTGGTCTATAAAGATGTCTTGTCGGCTTGGGATAATATCGTGCGGACAGAGCGCCACCGCATGCCGTTATTTGACGTTGGACAAAATAAAATCTCGTGGACTGGTAGCTTTACAATTACCGCAGTGCCAAACTGGGGGGTTAAAGTATGATACCAGTTTTGTATGAGTCTAAGGAAACCAAGTTTAGGACTTTTGGTCTCGGTGAGATTGCGGATGCTTATGAGGTTAAAGCCACTCGTGAGCGCAATGGTAATTACTCACTGTACATCAAATATCCGCTAGATGGTGTCTTTGCCTCAGTTTTTAAAGAGGAAATGAAGATTAAGTCTGACGCTGGTCGTAGAACCAAATGGCAGACTTTTGAGATTAATCGGGTACTACGAAATAGTAAAGACCACATCGAGATTTTTGCGCGTCATATCTCTATGCGCACACAGGATATTGCTTTAAAACCGTTTGTAAACGGTGCGAGCGTAGGAGCCGAATCAGCTTTAGAAATCTGGAAAGAAAACCTTGTTGGTGATGATACTTTTGACGTTAAAAGCGACATCTTAACGCTTGGTAGCTTTAACTGGGAAATTGATAAAATCGGCAATGCCCGTGGTGCTCTAGGAGGTGTCGCTGGCTCTATCCTAGATGTTTACGGTGGTGAGTACGAGTTTGACAACCGTACAATCATCTTACGCAAGCAAATGGGGCGTAAAGCTCCCACGGTATTGGAGTATGGCCGTAATATCGTCAGCGTAGAGGAGGAGCGATTGCTAGATGGCAATTACACCTCTATCTATCCTTACGTAAGATATACGCCACAACCAAAACCGCAAGAGGAAGCCCCTGGTAAGCCGCATGTAGGCGAGCATAAACAACCCGAAGAACAGCTAGTGACATTGCCTGAA